TGTATCCGTGCTTCCTACACCACATAGCATACGTTGTCTTAGACGCTTTGCTGATACGTGCATTGGAATTACTGAATACAAACCTAATGTCTAACTCTGGATTATGTTTCTTGACCATCAAATGCTTCATACGATCAGCTAGGAGAAATCTTCCCTTAGTCTCAACAATGATGCCACTGGCAAGCACAAAGTCAGGCGTATAGATATGTTCAGAGGAAGGTCGAATGTATTTCAACTTAACCTTCTCATACGTATAAGACACACCTAACTGATCCAGTTGTTCCGCTACTCTTTCTTCAAGTCCGCTGCGGAATCCGTACTTAGTTGCAACTTGTTTGGCAGTAATTTTACGTCCGGTTGCCATAGCTCTCCTTCATATCGTCTCAGCCACAAGAGCTGTCCTTGTTCAGTAAAATACTCCAGCGTATGCCCCAGTTCTTGATACTTCTTCCACGCACAACGTAAGAGGTCTTCTTTCGTCTTTGCGTCTTGGAGAGCTTTAGCTGCCTTCTTCGGGCCAATGCCTGCCAAGCACGGGATATTGTCAATCCTATCTCCAGTGAGAAGTTGCGTCGAAAACGACTCATACGCTGTGAACTCATCGACATAGTATCTCTCATCCTTTACAGGGTTGTAGTGCCATCCTTGAAGCTGATCGAGATCCTTATCCACATGCACAATCCAGCACTGATCTAACAGCTTCGTGGACGCAATGGCTACGGTATCGTCAGCTTCCTCACCAACTGTAACGATAGCCCCATGACGCTTGACTAGATGCTCCCTTAGGGCTTCGTAGTGCTTAGGTCGTTGAACATCTTTACGGTTGCCTTTGTATGGCACTGTCTTGGCAATGTCATAACGGTAGTTAGTCTTACCTGTGATCCAAGCTGTATATTCGTCAGCTTTGAGATTCACATAGATAAAGTCTTCTAACCACTCCGTTAATCGTGCCTTAGCGATGCCAACTGGTTCGTCTTCCGTACTGAATCCGATACGGTACACGAGAAAGTCAGCATCGACAAGAGCAATCTTAGGTTCCTTGTTACAGGATGTCGTCATCGTCACCTTCGGCATCTTCACCGTAGACAACCAAGTCGGTAACAATCAACTTACTGATCGAAGGGGCAGAGCCGAACTTAGCTGACATCTTATGGCGATAGGAGCCTACCAGAGCTGTCACCTTAGTGCCGTTACCAATCTTCTCGATAGCCACTGGATTACCTTCAGCGTCCACAGGCTCGAACAAGAACTTAGACTTACCAACAATGTAGTTACCCATTGTGTCCTTATTCTTGATCACGATACCTTGTTCCTTCAGAGCCTCACAAGCCTTGTCAGAGAGCATACCCAGTGTACATTCGTACTTTTCATTCTCGCTGTTAAATTTAGTATTGAACTCTTTCATCCAATTGCTCCAAAACAACTGGCCTGCGATCTTGACTGGTTTGTTATCCATTTTAAATTTCCTTTAAATGTTATGAAAGTGACCGTCTTTCCGATCTGTCTTTATGGTGCGCCTGACCTGACTCGAACAGGTAAGCCTTACGGCGGCAGATTTTAAATCTGCTGTGTTGACCAGTTTCACCACAGGCGCTTATTACCTAATATTGTACAGCACTTTAACGTCATGTCAAGGGTTGTTACAATTATTTTCTTCAATATAGTCTGCTGCTTTACGCATCAGTTCTGGGTTGTCCTTGAACAGGCCCAAAGCTCTATTGCAGTTGTGACAAAGAAGTTTCCTGACTTTGCCTGTCTTATGACAATGATCAACAGCTAGTTTTTCGTTGTGGTTATTTTTACCAATCAGAAAACCTTCACTTTGACATAGATAACATTTGTTGTCTTGCTCTATTTTCATAGCAGCCAGATCAGCATCAGTTATACCATAGTTACGCTTGTAGTAAGAATTTTTACCTTTACATTTAGGACTACAATAGATATTGCATGGATTTGTAGGAGTAAAAACACTCCCGCAAGTTTTACAAGCTTTATCTTTAAAGTAACCCTGAGGATACTTAGTGGCAGTCATACCAGTTCTTCCCTACTCGATATTCAGCAGCAATAGGACAACGGAATCTTAACTGCTCACCCGCATTCGTAGCTGCATCAGCAACAATTTTTCCCACAATTTCTCCGTATTCTGCTGGGGTCTCTAATTGTACCTCATCATGTACCCATGCGAGTAGCTTATAAGGTATTTTCTTCGACTTCAGCTCATCAGTAAAACATACGATCCACTTCTTTGCAATAATAGCTCCTGCTGATTGTAACAGACTATTCAAAGCAGCATGTTCAGATCGAACCCAAATCTTTCGACCATCAATAGCTGGAACAAAGCCTTTAGCCGCTAACTTATCAACCTTTGCCTTCAACTTCTTCAAAGAAGGTGTGTTATTCAAAAAGTTGTCAATTAGTTTAGCTCCCTGCTTCGCTGATCCTCCGACAGTAGATCCAACCTTAGCTGCCCCTGCTCCGTACAGTACACTATAGGTCAGTGTCTTGCTCAAGTTACGTGCATCTTTATGCTCCTTTGTGTCTTCCTTCAACGTACCCATAGGAACCAAGCCAAAAGCCTGTGTGTTCTTCCAGTGTACGTCACCTTCCAACAATTCACGCTGCCATTCAGTATCTTGCATATAGTGCGACAAGCACCGTAATTCTACACCAGATAAGTCAACACCAACCTGCACATTCCCTTCCTCTACTGTCCAACACTGACGACACTCAGCACCATACACAGATGAGGTGTTAGGTATCTGGGCAAGATTTGGTGATGAATGAGTAGCCCTACCGGTCACGGCGCCGTTGGTAATAACTTTCCCGTGAACTCTACCATCCTTACCCACAGCTTCCATCCATGACTCAATCTGACTGATACGCTTGTTGAGCATCAGATACTCTTTGATAAGTTCAGCAGCTTCTTTAAGAGCTTGTTTGTCTTTCATACTACTGCTTTATGAAGTTCACACCATGCGCTTGCTGCCACAATTGGAACTTGTCCATTTCCAAGGGCTTTAAGTCTGTCCATCCTGTAGGCCACGCCATCAGATATTCGAAATTCTCCGGGGTAGGTTTCCCAAACACTATTACGTAATTCCTGCACGACCGATGCTTTTGCATTGAAGGTGCGGCAAAGTTCGCCATAGTAGTCGGTGTATGCAAGTAGCCAATATCGATCCCTTTCATGGTCTGCACCAACGTCTTTCGCTGAAAGTTTGATATATTTACTGTTATACCCGAGTTCCAACAAGTCGTCCTGTGCTTGTAATATCGCTCTTTCGGAAACATTTTCAGCAAAGACAACTCTAGGCGCAATCTCTCGGATAACCCTACACATTTCTCCCCATAAGTCTTTTTCAGCAATATTTCTACCTCTTGCTGCTGAACTAAACGCTTGGCAGGGGAATCCTCCAGAAACCAAGTCCACAGTTCCACGCCACGGTCTTCCATCAAACGTGCATATGTCGTCCCAAATCGGGAACGGAGATAAAGCTCGTTCGTTTTGCCGTTGAATGAGAACCTCAATACAGTACTCATCTCGTTCGACAGCGCATACAATATTGTGTCCGAGGAGCATACTTGCAAGTAATCCTCCACCAGCGCCCGCGAATAGTGAAAGCTCATTCATCGTACCCCCGTATAAGTATCCCACCCACAGCCATTGATAATCATTTTATGGCGTCCTCTAAAGCAAAGCCAAAAACCGTTATCCATCTTTTCGCAATCATAACCCATCTTTTGACGAGTTTCAACAACTATTTGTTGTTCTTTACTGATAAACATCACGAACACTCCTTAATAATTTCATCAAGCACAGATTCATCCACAATCGGATGACCTGTAGGTGTAAAGGTCTTAGGCTTCCACCCAAGTTCCTTCAATCGTTCTCCAATCTGCTGTCTGCTTCCGGGGTTGAAAGTAACAATGGAATCTTTGAGTCGCTTTCCAGTTTTGTCAGAGTATCGTTCAAATGTGACCGGAGGCCATCGTGATTGCATTCGCTCATATATCTCAGCCACTCTTGATTTGATGTCAGTAAGTAAGCAGGTTGCGTAGATTTGGTCAAGTTTAAAGCCATTCCTTTCTTGTTGAGCAATGATAGCTGCAACACTGTGTTCAAGTTCCAACGACTCCAGACTAAACTGTTTCTCATTAAAGTCATTGACCAGTTTGAGATACAGTTTAGCAGTAACTTCAACGTCCCTAATACAGTAATCAGTAAGAAGGTTGTCAATAGGATAGTCGAAACATTCATTCTTATACTCCTCTTTCCTGTCCATCATCCACTGCCATACAGCAGCGTAGTCAATCTTGTGAAAGCCTAGAGTATTCCCCCATGCTTCGAGGCTGTGACCTGTCTCGCGGCTCGGGTCGAGAAGCCTGCTTACTATCAACGTATCGTACACTTGATTCAAACGAATCTTCGTCTTCCATAAGCGATTCAATACTGGTGCATCGAAAACGATGCCGTTGTGCATGACTATCAACGACACGTCCTTTAAATACTCCCGCAGGCTGTCGGCTGCTTTCCATAACTTTACTTCTCCAGTGTCAATGTTCTTCGTCACTACCACATGAATCTTGTCGTGTGCTAGGTTTGTTTCGACGTCCAGTACGATCCGCATAATCGTGTTCTTCCATTTTCCAGTAATAAGGGCATCCGTCCATCTGATAAGGAGGCGTTACAAAGTAAGATTGTCGGTACTCATTTGGAAAGGCTGTGTGGCGGTAGCATGTATTCTTTTGAGGGCATTCCCCTCCCTCGCACATTGAAATGTCAGGCATTTTAGTTCCTCACTTAATGTTCAACCAAAGTCCAATCTGAGCAAAGGCATACCCTGACCAGATCATCCCGTTAGAGATTTCTCCCTTGCTCCATTGTAGCACACCTACGATGAGGTAGCCTACTCCGGTAGCTCCTACGATCAACTGCTCTGCGTTAATCATTGTCGTCATCCTTCAACGGTTCTTCTTCCAAGGCCTTACCAATGGGTTCTTCTTTAGTCTTGTTCTTATCTCGACCGAAGATAGCATCCCATCGGTTTGCATAGTCCTCATCGCTCACTTGTTTAGGGCGGCTAGATGAGCCTTTGCCTCCATGCCATGCTGTCATTTTTGTTCCTTTTTACGAATATACGTAAGCAGCTTGAAAACATAGTCAGCTTCCGCATAATCCATACAGATATAATTTTCTTGATCTACTGAAGAGTAGGAAGGAAAGTGAAAGATATATCCATTTCCGCTATCTTGCACTTCGCATAACAAGTCAACATTAGAACAGTATCCGCCATGGGCCCACAAGAAATAATTTTCACCATCAGATGTTTCTACTTTTTCTTTTGTTTGCTCGCCGTCATCAAAGATGTCACCTTCAATCAAGTCTTTAACTTGTGCTGTCAGCTTATTTAGTTGATCTAATATTTCATCATGTTTCATAACACTTCCTCTTCAACTTCTACCATACGTCCAGTATAGCCGTTATATTGTAACTTACAAGCAGGGCCAGTTTCCCCGTTGTACCTATTTTTTGCCACTGCAATCTTGGTCAGGTGACGCTCATCCTCGTTCTCGGCCATGCTGTTACGCTCTAACGTGATCACTGCATCGCTCAGTTGTGCAATAGCACCAGAGCCTCGCAACTGTGACAGAGACACACTACCGCCATCCTCGTGACCTTGGTTGCCCTGAGGACGTTTAAGGTGGCTCACGCAGATCAGAGTGATGTTTAACTCCTGAACTAGTGTGCGTAGCTTTGTCATCATGTTGTCAATAGCCTTTCGCTCGTCACCGAGATCTTGGCCTGAGACCACAATACTAATGTGATCGAGGAACACAACACGACAGTCACAAGCTTTCGCCATGTACCGGATTCTATTTGAGATATTGTCAACATCGCTGCTGCCAAAGTGATCAAAAAGATATATCCTATTGCTTCCCAAGGTAGCATCAAAAGCCTCCTTCAATTCCTGTTCAGTTGTAGGCGTATCAGGCAAATGCAGTAGCTTGTTAGCGTGCAATGACATGATACTACGGGCTGTCTTACGAGTAGATTCTTCCAAGAACAATCCACCAATGTTCCAGTTTGTTGTCTTCAGTAGATTAAACAGAATCTCCCGCAGGAATTGACTCTTACCTAATCCGCTTCCGGCAGTAACTGTAATTAGCTCTGCTGGCCGGATACCATACAAGAGCTTATTCAAGCCCTTCCAAGGGTACTGTGCCTCTGCAATCGGCTCTGGTTTGGAGATTTCCTCCCAGAGGTCAGCAGCGTTAACAATACCATCAGGAACGTAAGGACTAGCCTTCCACCAAGCGTTCACAAAAGCCTTAGAATCCCCCGCAATCAGGTACTCACAAGCATCCTTGTGTCCGTCCTTGTACTGCATGATCTTGGCTTTGTTACCGAACAATTCAGCCACTTCCTTAGCAGCCTTCTTCCCCGGCTCATCCCCGTCAAAGCAGATAACCACAGAGTCAAAGCTATTGATCCACTCGTACTGGGCTTTACAGTCCTTCAACGCAGCCTGAGCACCGTTACGGATACTCACTGTAGGGTATAAAGACCCTTGCATCTGGAAAGCTGCGAGAGCATCAAGTTCTCCCTCTGTGATGGTGATAGCTTTTCCTCCAGCGTGAAAGAGAGACTGACCGAATAGAGTTGCTCCATTGAAGTCTCCTGAGATAGAGAATTTCTTTGTAGAAACAGTGCGTTGCTTAACAGCCGTTCTAACTCCATCTGCGTCAGTGTAAGGGTAATACTGGTTGTCTCCATCGGTCGTTACTCCATACTTTTCACAGGTGGCCTGACTGATTCCTCGATCAGGGATTGATTTACAAGTGCCTTTTAAGGTCATCTGGATTGCTTTCTTGAACGCTACTGCGTCCCTCATTACCGTTCGTTCATCGTAAGCACCTTCGTGCTCAGTAGTTCCACACTGGAAGCAGTGTGTATGGCCATCGTCATAGAGACTGTTCGCGTCAGAGCTACCGCAGTGCTCACAGGCTATGTGACGTAAGAATTTGCTAGTACTGCTCATCATAAGCCCTCTGTTGTTCCTCTACATCTGCCCATTGTTCCTTAATCTGGTCTTCAATGGACTCCCACGTCTTGTCATGAATCAAGTCATTGACCTGTACCCAGCTACTGGCAGCTAAGCTATGCTTCATGCCTACTTTAAAGTCCTTGTTGAAGAACACTTCCCATGTCTCGTAATTGATGTCACCAAAGCGGTCAACATCGAATTCGACAACACAGGCAGCGTTCTCAACGTTAACAATCAAACTGAAAGGGTTATTCTTACTCATACATTCACTCCGTTCATCATTTCAACACCACCTTTAAAAGTGTTAAGACACCCACAAACAGAGAGACAATCATTGCTCAACTCCGAAATGTTTTAAGATGTCGTTCCCGATCAAATAATCTTCATCAGGATCAAGACCGGCATTAGCAATTTCAGCACATTCTAGGACAATCAACTCGGCGAACTTTTCACGGAAGGAGTGTTCCCAAAGATAGCTTACTTCGCCACATTCAGGAAGATACTTTTCAGCAACAGTACAAGCATAGTCCTGAGCCTCTATGCTGAGTTTTACAATTTGTTCGTTCATTTCTCATCTCCAGACATTCGCTTCACTGCACACATTACATCATACATGACCTGTTCATAGCCATTGGCACGTATAAGACCAGCCATATCATCGATCACAGAATGATACCAGCACTCAAAGCGTATAAGTTCTTGCTCTTGGTTGTCCATATACTCAATCATTGAATCATTCATATTAACACCTGTTGATGAAAGTTACTAACATTTAGACACCAATCTAACATTGTCTATGTTACATAGAGACTTTAACGTTACTTTAATGTTACTTTAATGTTACTTTAAAGTCTCTAAGACATTAAACATCAATGCTTATACGTTAATTGTATAAGTACTTGTTATAAGTAACTGTTAGTAGGTTAACTTCTGAGCATAGAAGCAATGTCTCAGTCTCTATAGTATTATTATATC